CAAGCCGCAGTTGACCAAAAAAGCGCAGACAGCCTTTAATTCTTTCATTCGGGCAAGAGATGCTGGTAAACCCTGCATTTCCTGTGGCACGCCACTGAGCAATGAGCCGAATACCTACGATGCCGGACACTACAGATCGGTCGGCAGCGCACCGCACATGAGGTTTGTGGAGGACAACTGCCACGGCCAATGCAAGCACTGCAACAACTACTTGGCCGGAAACCATGTGGAATACCGCCAGCGCCTGATCGAAAGAATCGGATTGCAGGCTGTGGAAAGCATCGAGCGCGACAACACGGTGCGCAAATACTCTCACGAAGGCCTGATCGAACTGGCCAAACACTATCGGGCGGCAGCGCTCGCAACCAAGAAAGCCAAAGCATGAAACTCCCAGACCAGCTCGAAGTCATCCAGATCGATGCGCTGATACCCTACGCACGCAACAGCCGGACGCACTCCGACGCGCAGGTTGCGCAGATCGCCTCATCCATCAAGGAATTCGGATTCACGAATCCGGTGCTGATTGATGGGGGGGGGGGGGGAATCATTGCCGGACATGGCCGAGTGCTCGCTGCACGCAAGCTGGGCATGAGCGAGGTTCCATGCATCCGACTGGAGCACCTGACCGACGCACAAAAACGCGCTTATGTGATCGCAGACAACAGGCTGGCGCTGAACTCCGGTTGGGACACTGAAATGCTGAAGGTGGAGTTTGCCGACCTGCAGGAGCTTGGTTTCGACCTCGAGCTGACCGGCTTCGACCTGGACGAGATCAAAGAGCTACTGGCACCCGTGGGCACCGAAGGCCTGACTGACCCGGACGACGCGCCACCGCTGCCCGAAACCCCGCGCACCGTGCCCGGCGACATTTGGGTGATGGGAAAGCACCGCCTCCTGTGTGGCGACAGCACCAGCATGGACGACCTGGCCAAGCTCTGCGAAGGGCAGCTGGTCGACATGTGGCTGACCGATCCGCCTTACAACGTGGCCTACGAGGGCAAGACCAAGGACGCGCTCAAGATCAAGAACGACGAGATGGGCGACGACCAATTCCGACAATTCTTGCGCGATGCTTACACGGCAGCCGACACGGTCATGAAGCCCGGTGCTGTGTTTTACATCTGGCACGCAGACTCCGAGGGCTACAACTTCCGAGGCGCTGCCAAAGACGCTGGATGGGTTGTTCGCCAGTGCCTGATCTGGAAGAAGTCCAGCCTTGTCATGGGACGCCAGGACTACCACTGGAAGCACGAGCCATGCCTGTACGGCTGGAAAGAGGGAGCAGGCCACCTTTGGGCAGCCGACCGCAAGCAGACAACCATTCTCGAGTTCGAGAAGCCAACCCGCAACGGAGAACACCCGACCATGAAGCCGGTGGCCCTGTTTGAGTACCAGCTCCTGAACAACACAAAGGGCGGCGACCAAGTCCTGGACAGCTTCGGTGGCTCCGGCACCACCCTGATCGCAGCCGAGAAAAACGGGCGCGTCGCACGCATCATGGAACTTGATCCGAAGTATTGCGATGTGATTGTGAAGCGCTGGCAGGATTTCACAGGCAAAATAGCAACTCACGCAGAAACTGGCGAACCTTTCGCGGAGGTTACAAATGGCAAGCAAGACACAAAAAACTGAAAAATCGGTTCTAAAAAAGCAAACCACCAACGGCGGCGCTCGAGAAGGTGCAGGCCGCAAGGCTTTTGAACCCACCGACGCCGAGCGCAAGCAGGTGGAAGCCATGTCCGGCTACGGCCTGCCGATTGAGCAGATTGCCGTGCTGGTTCGAGGCGGCATTGACACCGACACCCTGCGCAAACACTTTGCCAAGGAGCTGATCGAGGGCAAAGCCAAGGCCAACGGGCAGGTCGGAAAAACCCTGTTCCAGAAGGCCATGGGCGGCGACACCACTGCAGCCATCTGGTGGAGCAAGACCCAGATGCGCTGGAAAGAGGTGCAGGCCCACGAGATCACCGGCAAGGACGGCGCACCGATTACCGTGGCCACCCTGGACGTTTCCAAGCTGGGCACCGAGGTGCTGGCGCAAATCATGGCCGCAAAAGATGCAACTGACGCAAGCTGACCTGCTGGCCATTGAGCGCGAGCTGTGCAGGAGAAGCCTGGCCGAGTTTGCCAAGCGCGCCTGGCGCGTGCTTGAACCGGCTGCCGAGCTGAAGTGGGGTTGGGCGCTCGACGCCATCTGCCTGCACCTGGAGGCCGTGACCAAAGGCGACATCAACCGTCTGCTTATGAACGTGCCACCCGGCTCCATGAAGTCCCTGCTGACCGGCGTGATCTGGCCAGCTTGGGAGTGGGGGCCAAGGAACCTGCCTGAGATGCGCTTTGTTGGTACGGCCCACGAAGAGCAGCTGGCCATCCGAGACAGCCGACGCTGCCGCGACCTGATCAAGTCCGAGTGGTATCAGAAGCTCTGGCCCATCGAGCTGCTGGCCGATCTTGACGGCAAGCGCGAGTTTGGCAACACAAAGAAGGGCATCCGGCAGGCCCGTGCCTTCACCAGCATGACCGGCGTGCGCGGCGACAGGGTTATCCTGGACGACCCGATCAGCGCCGACAACGCCAACAGCCAGGCCAAGCTGGAGGCCGCACGCATCGCCTTCACCGAAACCCTGCCGACCCGTGTCAACTCCGACAAGTCGGCCATTGTGGTGATCATGCAGCGCCTAAACGAGAAGGATATTTCCGGCGTCATCAAGGAGATGGGCCTGCCTTATGTGCACCTGTGCATCCCGATGCGCTTTGAGCCTGCCTTCCGCTGCACCACCAGCATCGGCTGGACAGACCCGCGCACCGAGGAAGGTGAGCTAATGTTCCCAGAGCGCTTTGGTAAGGTTCAGGTCACTGAGCTGGAGCAAACCCTGGGCACCTACGGCACAGCCGGACAGCTGCAACAGCGGCCAGCACCCCGAGGCGGCGGCATCATCAACACCGACTGGTTCAAGTTCTGGTCAAGCATTCCGCAGCTTGAGTTCCGCTTTCTGACCGTGGACACGGCCCAAAAGACTGCCGACCACAACGACTGGACGGTTCTGCAGTGTTGGGCACGCTCAAGCATTGGCCAGGCGGTCAAGCTCGACCAAGTGCGCGGCAAGTGGGAGGCCCCCGAGCTGCTGGTGCAGGCCAGGGCTTTCTGGCTCAAGCACCTGAACGACCAGCGGCCCGTGGCCCAAGGCTCTGCCATGCGCGGCATGTACGTGGAGGACAAGGTATCGGGCACCGGCCTAATCCAGACCTTCCGGCGCGAGGGCATCCCGGTGGTTGCCGTGCAGCGCAATAAGGACAAGATCAGCCGAGGTTATGACGCAGCCCCGTTCATCGAGTCCGGCAACGTCCTGCTGCCGCACGATGCGCCCTGGCTGTCTGATTTCCTGGCCGAGGTGGCCGCTTTCCCGTCTGGTGCACACGACGACCAGCTCGACCCCATGTTCGACGCCATCAACCTGGTGCAGCGGCTTCCGGCCAACAAGGCTGCCAGCTTCAAACCGCTGCCGGTTGTCAATCGATGGTGATCGGTGCGAAAATACTTGAAACGAGGGCAAAAATATGGCACGCATTTCAAAAGATCAGCGACTAGCAAATGTTCACGCAGAAGCGCTGGCTCAATTCGACAACGTCCAGACGGCGCTGCGCGACGAACGGCTGCAATGCCTTCAAGACCGACGCTTCTACAGTTTGTCCGGCGCTCAGTGGGAAGGCCCCCTGTGGGAAATCTACGAGAACAAGCCGAAGTTTGAAGTCAACAAAATCATGCTGTCGGTCATTCGTATCATCAACGAATACCGCAACAACCGCATCACCGTGGACTACGTGTCCAAGGACGGCAGCATGTCCGACAAGCTGGCCGAGACCTGCGACGGTCTGTACCGTGCCGACGAGCAGGACAGCGTGGCCGACGAGGCCTACGACAACGCCTTCGAGGAAGCTGTGGGCGGTGGCTTTGGTGCCTGGCGTCTGCGCACAACCTACGAGGACGATGAGGACGAGGACAACGAGCGCCAGCGCATTCAGATCGAGCCGATCTTTGATGCCGACAGCTCGGTGTTCTTTGACTTGAACGCCAAGCGCCAGGACAAGGCCGACGCCCGTTTCTGTTACGTCGTCTACTCGATGACCTACGAATCCTACAAGGAAGAGTGGGGCGACGACCCGACCAACTGGCCGAAGATCGTGCACCAGTACGAGTTCGACTGGGCCACGCCTGATGTGGTCTACATCGCGGAATACTACAAAATCGAGGACGTCACCGAGACCATCCGAATTTTCCGCAACATCGACGGAACCGAGGAACGCTATCGCTCCAAGGACTTCGAGGAAGACCCAGAGCTGGAAAACACCCTGGCAGCCATTGGCAGCCAAGAAGTGCGCCAGCGCAAGATCAAGTCGCGCAAGGTTCACAAGTACATCATGTCTGGTGGCCGCATCCTTGAGGACGCTGGTTACATCGCAGGCAAGTGCATCCCGATCATCCCTGTTTACGGCAAGCGCTGGTTCGTGGACAACGTCGAGCGCTGCATGGGCCACGTGCGCCTGGCCAAGGACGCGCAGCGCCTGAAGAACATGCAGCTGTCCAAACTGGGCGAAATCAGTGCCCTGTCCAGCGTCGAGAAGCCAATCCTCACGCCTGAGCAGGTTGCTGGCCACCAGGTCATGTGGGCAGAGGACAACCTCAAGGATTACCCTTACCTGCTGATCAACCCGATCACCGGCCCAGACGGCAGCCAAAGCATCAGCGGCCCCGTGGCCTATACCCGCAGCCCACAAATCCCACCGGCCATGGCAGCCCTGTTGCAGGTGACCGAGCAGGACATGCAGGACATTCTGGGCAACCCATCTGGCGCTGACAAGATGGTCAGCAACATCAGTGGCAAGGCCGTGGAGATGATCCAGCAGCGCCTGGACATGCAGACCTTCATCTACATGAGCAACTTTGCAAAGGCCATGAAGCGCTGCGGCGAGGTCTGGCTGTCGATGGCCAAGGACGTCTACATCGAGGAAGGCCGCACCATGAAGGTCATCACCGAGGACGAATCCACCGACACCGTCAAGCTGATGACACCCACAATCGACCAGGAAACCGGCGAAGTGCGCATGGCCAACGACCTGAGCGCGGCCAAGTTCGACGTCAACGTCGAGGTCGGCCCGTCGTCCAGCTCCAAGCGTGCAGCCACCGTGCGTGCCCTGACCGGCATGATGCAGATCACGCAAGACCCAGAAACCTTGCAGGTGCTCGGTGCCATGTCCATGATGAACATGGAAGGCGAGGGCATTGGCGAGGTGCGCGACTTCTTCCGCCAGCGCCTGATTAAGATGGGCGTGGTCAAGCCGACCGACAAAGAGATGGAAGCGCTCATGGCCGAGGCACAGAACCAGAAGGAAGACCCGAACTCAATCTTCTTGCAGGCTGCAGCCGAAGAGGCTGTGGCCAAAGCTGCCCAGGCACGCGCCAGCACCATTAAGACCGTGGCCGACGCAGAGCTGTCTCGCGCCAAGACGGCGGAGACTTTGGCCAAGACTGGCGAGATCGATCAGAACATGGCCCTAAGCGCTATTGAGGCAAATCAGCAGGCAATGCTTGGCGAACAAGTGCAACCTGTTGTCAGATGACAGCGTTTTAGTGGAGAATGTGGTTATACGGAATCCCACCCAGCCGTTTTAAATGGGTGAGTCAAATGGGGTATTTGAATGAACAAAAAGGCAGTTACAGGAGATGAGAGCAACGACGGCGAATCCATGGTGATCGAAGACCAGGACGAAGAGATCGAAACTGAGCAAGTGGGCGACGAGCAAAATTCCGACGCCGACCAGCAAGATCAAGACTCCGGCAACGATCAAGCCGAGGATGATGCCGACGAAGTGATCGTCTCCATTGGTGAGGAAGCGCCACCTCCCGAAGAGCAAGCTCATGCGCCTGGTTGGGTGAAAGAGCTGCGTAAGGCAAACAGAGAAAAGGAAAAGCGCATTCGAGAACTCGAAGCCAAGCTGACCCAAACGACCGAGAAAAAGCCGGTCATCCTTGGGCCAAAGCCGAAGCTGGAAGATCACGACTATGACGCTGACAGGTTCGAAGCTGCACTGGCAGACTGGTTTGACCGCAAGCGAGTGGCCGATGTTGAATCCCAAAAGGTTCAACAGGCTGAGCAAGCGCAAAAGCAAGCCTGGCAGGAAAAGCTCGACGGCTACGGCAAGGCGAAAGCTGAGCTGCGTGTGCGAGATTTTGAGGATGCCGAGGCAGTCGCCCAGGAACTCTTCAACATCACGCAACAAGGCGTCGTGCTGCAAGGCGCGGACAATCCTGCTCTGGTGATTTACGCACTCGGCAAAAACCCGAAGAAGGCAACAGAGCTGGCTAAGATCGAAGACCCCGTAAAGTTTGCCTTTGCGGTAGCGAAACTGGAGAAGGAATTGAAAGTTACGAACCGAAAGGCAGCCCCGGCACCGGAACGCATGATCAGCTCAACTGGTCGAGTGTCTGGCGCAGTGGACTCAACCCTCGAACGGCTGCGAGAAGAAGCGGCCCGTACTGGCAACATGACCAAGGTCATTCAGTACAGGGCGCAGAAGCGAGCAGCTTCAAAATGATTTTTTAAATTTAGGAGCCCATCATGGCAAACTCATTCAGCAAAGAAGAACGCGTCGCGTTTGAAGACCTCCTCGAAGGCTTCCAAGACGCATTGGTACTGTCGCGCAACGTCGCGGTGTACAACACCAACCAAACCGAGATGGCTCGGTCGAACGACACCATCTGGCGTCCACAGCCTTACATCGCTCAGTCGATCAATACCACTCCTGGTACTCCGATCCCTGGCTATCAAGGCATGACCCAGTTGGCCGTCCCTGCAACCTTGGGCTTCAGCAAGACTGTGCCTTGGGAAATGACCACCCTGCAACTGCGTGACGCATTGCAAGAAGGCCGTTTGGGCGACAGCGCCAAGCAAAAGCTGGCCAGCGATATCAACATCGCCATCATGAACGCAGCCGCTGGCTTGGGTTCTTTGGTTGTGCCGATTGCCGCTGCTGCTGGTGATTATGACGACGTGGCCCTGTGCGACGCCATCATGAACGAGCAAGGCGTGCCTGACTACGACCGCTTCATGGCCTTGTCCAGCCGCGACTACAACGGCCTGGCTGGCAACTTGGTTGGCACTGCCCGTTCGTTTGGCAACGCTAAGTCTGACAAGGCTTACGAGCGCTCATACGTCGGCATGGTCGCTGGCTTCGAGACCTACAAGATGGACTACGCCAACCGCCAAGCAGCTGCTGCTGGTACTGGTATCACCATCGACACCAATGGCTCGAACAGCCAAGCCAACTACACGCCTCAAGCCACTTCGACTTCCGTCGGCGGCCAGATCAACGTGGACAACCGTTTCCAGACCGTCACCGTCAGCTCTTCGGCTGGTGTTGCTGCTGGTGACGCCTTCACGATCGCTGAGGTGTACGCTGTGCACCACATCACCAAGCAATCGACTGGCCAGCTCAAGACATTCCGTGTCGTGAGCGTGCCTGCCGGTGGCACCAGCCTGGTGATCACTCCCCCGATCATCGGCGCTCAAGGTGTTGCACCTACCGATGCCCAGCTGCAGTACAAAAACGTGGAAGTGGCCATCGCTGCTGACGCTGCTGCCATCACCTTCCTGAACGTGAATTCCGCCTCGGTAAACGTGTTCTGGCAGCGTGATTCGCTGGAAATCTTGCCTGGCCGCTATGCCGTCCCTTCCGATGCTGGCGTCGCAGTGATGCGTGCAAGCACCGACCAGGGCGTCGAGTTGGTGATGCAGAAGTTCTATGACATCGACAGCATGACGATCAAGTACCGTCTCGATACGCTGTTCGGCGTCGTGAACAAGAACCCCGAGATGTCCGGCATCTTGTTGTTCAACCAGTAAAACGGCAAAAGACTGGGGGGCCTCGGCCCCCCTTTCTGCATAGGAGCTCAAAATGCCAATGACCAAAGGTTACTCAAGCAAGTCCATCGGGAAAAACGTCTCGAAGGAAATGAAGGCTGGTAAGCCCCAAAAGCAAGCCGTCGCCATCGCTTTGAACGTCGCAACCAAAGCGGCCAAGGCTGCAGGCAAGCCAGGAAAAGCACCCAAGAAGGCCATGAAATGAAGCCCGGCCTCTATGCCAACATTCACGCCAAGCGTGAGCGCATCGAGAAGCAAAAGGCTGAAGGTAAGACGCCTGAGCGCATGCGTAAGCCTGGCACGAAGGGCGCACCGAGCAATGCAGCTTTCAAGGCCGCAGCCAAAACAGCCAAACCACCAAAGAAGGGCAAGTGATGCAAGACAACATCCTCTCGCCAAAGTACCGCAAGAACAAAAAGCCCGTGAAGGTGCGCAAGCCATCTAAGCCACTTGACGGCATCAACCACCGATTGCTACGTGAGCAAGCAGCCGCAGCATCCGCAACACCGCAAGTCGTGGAAACTACTGTGCCTGATGACAGCGCACCACCGACCCGCATCGAGCTGATCGAAAAGGCCAAAGAGCTTGGCCTGACATTCACCAAACGCACCAGCGACGAAAAGCTGCTGGACATGATCAACACCGCAATGCAAGGAGCGTGACATGGGCTACAGCAAGCGCCAATTCGTTGCAGCCGCATTCGAGGAAATCGGCCTTGCGTCCTATGTCTTCGACCTGCAACCCGAGCAACTCCAGTCCGCCATGCGTCGCCTCGATGCCATGATTGCCGACTGGAACGGAAAAGGCATTCGTCTGGGCTACCCACTGCCAGGCAGCCCACAGGACAGCGAGCTGGATGAACCGACGCTGGTTCCTGACTCCGCCAACCAGGCCATCATCACGAACTTGGCCATCCGCATTGCACCAGGCTACGGCAAGGTGCTGATGCCCGAGACCAAGGCCGTGGCCAAGGACAGCTACAACACTCTGCTGCAACGCGCCACAGCGCCAATTCCGCAGCAGCTGCCGTCGACCATGCCTGCCGGTGCTGGAAACAAGCCCTGGCGTGTTTACGACAATCCGTTTGTCCGTCCGCCAATTGATCCAGCGCTTGCTGGCCCAGATGGCCCCATCCAATACAACTGAAGGAGCAGAACATGCCTTACATCAACCAATTGCCGCTGCTCATGCAGGCATCGCCTGGCGACCAGATTCCCGTCTACACCCCGAACAACGGCGACGCACGACGCCTGCCCATCGGTGCCCTGCTGCAGTATTTCCAGCAAACCTTTGCAGCACCGTCGCTGGCCACCAGCATCGCAACGCCTGGCACTGGCTTCAACATCACCGTGCCGACCCCGGTCAGCCAGCAGCAGTGGATGCTGCTCCAGCCTGCCGGAACTTTGGCCGTTGGCACGATCACCCTTCCGCTGAACACCCAGACGCCCGACGGCACCGAGGTGCTCATTACAACCACACAGCAGATCACCAGCTTCACGCTGGCGCTAAACGGCGCATCTGCAGCCTACGGCGTGCCCGGCAACTTGGCCGCGCAGGACTTCTTCCGAGTGCGCTTTGTGCAGTCGCTCAACAGCTGGTATCGCATCGCCTAACCCCAAGGAGCAATCATGTTCATTCAACCAAGCAAAATCTCTGGTGATTTCGACATCCTGGTGCCCAATGGCCAAGCCATCAGCATCGGCAACACAGGCGACGAGCCGAGCGTCGTGCAGATTCAAGCTGCCGAACCAGGCCAGCCATGGATTTACACCACGCTGGCCACGCTGTCGAACAGTGCACAGACTTTCGGCCCCTTCGGCCAAGACCGCACCATCCGCATCCAGAACCGCAATTCCACCGTCGAATATGACGTCGGCACACAGCCAAAGCTGCGCAGCTTCCCTGCGCTGGTGCTCGGCAACCTGACGCCAGTCAGCCTGGTGCAACCTGCTGCAACCTTCACCACCCTGACCTATGCCGACGACGCTGGCAACACCAAACTGGTGAGCGCAGGCGTGCACGGCCTGACCAACGCAGTGGCTCAAGGCGCGAGCCTTTACGTCACTTGGACTGGCGGAGCTGGCGTGACTGGCTTCTATGAAGTCCTGGACGCTGACACCGATACAGAGGAAGTCACCATCGACCTGCCTTACATCGATGCCACCGTGACGATCAGCATTGCAGCGCCTGGCGTGGTCACTTGGACTAGCCATGGCCTGTCTGTGAATGACACCATCCGCTTCACCACCACTGGCGCACTGCCAACAGGCTTGGCGATCAACACGACCTACTATGTCAAGGAAGTGCTGACAGCCAACACCTTCACCGTGTCCACTTCCGCAGGCGGCGCTGCTGTTACAACCAGCGGCACGCAGTCCGGCACACAAACAGCCTTGGTCTGGTACGGCGTCGCAGTCGCAGCCGTGGCCAACACCGCTGTCACATTGGCGACTGTTGTTGTCCCTGGCTGGTCTATGGGCGTCGGCGGCGGCATGGAGATCGATGCGCTCTACAGCCTGACCAACAGCGCAGCGGCCAAGAACATTGGTATGACCTACGGCGGCGGCGTGCTTATGGCAGTCAGCGCGGCCAACAACGCAAGCGCCTGCGCTCAAAAGCTCATGTGCAACCGTGGCAGCTCGCAGGTGATCAGCAATGCAGCCAACCAGGTCGGGCACGGCTTGTCCACTGGCGCAAACGTTGTGCTGAACGTGGACGCAACCCAGAACCAGACCTTTGCCTTCACAGCGCAACCAGCAACGGCCAACAACGTCGTGACGCTGGAAGCATTCAAGCTCTACATCAGCTTCTGACCATGGCCACCAAAGACTCAAGACTGGCACGCGCAGGCGTCGAGGGCTACAACAAGCCCAAGCGCACGCCTTCGCACCCAACCAAGTCCCACGTCGTGGTGGCCAAGACTGGCGACCAGGTCAAGACGATCCGGTTTGGCCAGCAGGGTGTGTCTGGGTCTCCAAAAAAAGAGGGCGAGTCCAAGTCAGACCAAACTCGTCGAGAATCATTCAAAGCCAGGCACGCTGAGAACATCGCCAAGGGCAAGATGAGCGCAGCGTACTGGGCCAACAAGGTCAAGTGGTAAGCCATGCAGATTCCAATCCTCAACGGCATCTTTGCTGACAACGGGCCAGACCTGCGCACGTCGTACCCGGTCAACCTGGTGCCAGTCCCAAAGCAGTCCGGCATCAGTGCCGGTTTCCTGCGACCTGGTGACGGCATCGTGGCCAACGGCACAGGCCCAGGCATTGACCGTGGCGGCATCAACTGGAACGGCGTCTGCTACCGTGTCATGGGCACCAAGCTGGTGACCGTGGCCAGTAATGGCGCAGTGACCGTGCTTGGCGATGTTGGTGGCCCCGTCAATACCCTGGTAACACTCGACTACAGCTTTGACCGCCTGGCCATTGCGTCTGGTGGCCGCTTGTACTACTGGAGCAGCACGCTTGGCCTGGTGCAAGTTACCGACCCCGACCTTGGCGTCGTGCTGGACGTGGTCTGGGTGGATGGCTACTTCATGACCACCGACGGTGAGTTCCTGGTGGTGACCGAGCTGTCCGACCCCACCCAAGTCAACCCGCTGAAATACGGCAGCTCAGAAGTTGACCCCGACCCGGTGGTGGCTTTGCTCAAGCTGCGCAACGAAATCTATGCGCTCAACCGCAACACCATCGAGGTTTTCGACAACGTCGGCGGCGAGTTTTTTCCGTTCCAGCGCATCGATGGCGCACAGGTGCAAAAGGGTGTCATTGGCACCTTTGCCTGCTGCGTGTTTATGGAGATGATCGCCTTCCTTGGCTCTGGCCGCAACGAAGCGCCAGGCATCTACATGGGCGCAAATGCCACAGCACAAAAGATCAGCACGCAAGAGATCGACCAGCTCCTGCTGGATTACACCGAGGCACAACTGGCAACCGTCAAGCTCGAAGCACGCAACGACAAAGCCCACGAGCACCTGTATGTGCACCTGCCAGACCGCACACTGGTTTATGACGCAGCCGCATCGGCAGCGCTGCAGCAACAGGTTTGGTTTACCCTGAGCACCAGCCAAGTCGGCTTCAGCCAGTACCGTGCACGCAACTTGGTCTGGGCCTACGACAAGTGGCTGATCGGTGACCCGCAGTCCTCAAACATCGGCTACCTGGTGGACAACATCAGCAGCCACTGGGGCCAGATTGTGCGTTGGGAGTTTGGCACGCTGATCGTCTACAACGAGAGCAACGGCGCGATCTTCAATGAGCTGGAGCTTGTGAGCTTAACCGGCAGCGTGGCGCTTGGTGTTGACCCAATCATCACCACCAGCTACAGCGTGGACGGCAAGGCATGGAGCCAAGACCGTGGAATTCGTGTCGGCACCACAGGCAACAGCCAAAAGCGCTTGGCATGGTTTCAGCAGGGCCACATGCGCAACTGGCGCATCCAGCGCTTCCGTGGCGACAGCCAGGCGCACCTGTCCTTCATTCGACTTGAGGCTCAGATCGAGCCATTGGCTTTCTGATGGCAACGCAAAAGCTCAACCTCACACGCGACCAGCTTGCAACGTTCCTGAAGAACCAGGAGCAGATCAGGCAGTTCGAGCGACTGTTTCAAGTTGCCGACCAGGTCTCGCCATCCAGCGACACGCCCGGCATTGAGATTCAGGCTGGCCAAGCCCAAGCCTCAGCCAATGAGGCGCTGGCGCAGATTGTCAGCTTGGCGAAAGATGCGGCGATCAACGCAGGCACCGCAGACCAGAAAGCCGTGCAGGCTTTGGACAGCATTGGACGCATGGCCAACGCTCTGGAAATGCTGGCGCTTGCTCCAGTGCGCAACAATGTCGAGCTGGCGCATGATGTGAACGGCATCTTGCCTTTGGCCAACCTTCCCGCATCCGTGCGATCTAATCAGGTGCTCACATGGCTTTCGATGTAATCACACCCACCAAACTTGGCCAAGCGGCCATCACGACTGGCGTCACCACGCTGTACACCGTCCCGGCCAGCACTCGCACGCTGCTCAAAGAATTCAGCATCGCCAACACAACAGGCGCGGCCA